TCATGAATACCCGCATGTAAGAAATTCTCCGGCGCATGATGGAAGCGACCGGGCTTGACCTCACTCCCCCGCCACCGCCGCCCCGCCCCAAGGTCATCTAAAACAAGGACACATGGCTCAATACTTTACGAAGAACACTGACTTCGCCATCGAGCGGTTCAACGAGGCCGAGACGGACGAAGAGAAGCACCTCATCTTCGACAAAGAAATCCGCCCAGCGTTCGAGAAACTCATCGAGAACCTGATTTTCGTGTACGGGTTCTACTCGCTGGGCACCCCAGACACCCTGCAGCGCGAGTGCCTCACTGACCTGTACAACACGCTCCCCAAGTTCGATAGGTCGAAGAGCGCCAACCCGAACAAGGCGACATCCGCCAGTTTCAGTTACTTCAACATGGTGGCGAAGAACTGGTTCATCGCTCGCGCCCGGGAGAACCAGAAGAAGAACAAGAACGAGTCGGAACTGTTCTACGACCTCGACCATGAAGCGGTGAAGAACGACCCCAACTTCATGATCAGCCCCCACGAGACGTTTTTGGAGGACAAGGAGCGGTGGCTGGAGTTCTACAAGGCCATGGACTCCTGGCGGGACCATCTCAAGAAGACGAATGAGAAGCGGGTTCTGGAAGCGATCATCTTCATCATGAAAAACAGCGAGATGGTCACTATCTACAACAAGAAGGCCGTGTACATCTTCCTGCGGGACCTGACGGGGCTGACGACCAAACAGATCGTCGTGAACCTTAAGAAGATCAAGGCCCTCTACAACGAGTGGTACGAGAAGTATCACACGACAGGAGAGAGTGTAGATGGCCCAGGACAAACCCAGCATCGATCGGGATCAACTCGCGGCTGAGATCGTAGAGAACGCTCGGAAAGACCGCGCTCGCCTGGAGAAAGTGGCGAACGGGCTGGCGAACGGGCTCCAGAGCGTGGTCAGCGACAACGAGTCCGCCGAGGGCGGTGACAGCGAGATGGCTGTTGCCTTCGCGGAGGAACTCGCGAAGGTGACTGACTCTTTGACGCGCGTGAACCAACAGTTGGTGGAGTTGGTGAAAGCGGAGAAGAAGAAGTCCGTTCTAGGTGCGGGCAAACTGCCCGATGGGGTCCGGGAAGAGTTGTACGACGAACTCCAGGAAGACCTCCTCGCTCGCTCCCATATGGCTGACACTGACGAAGACGTCAACTGATGGGCGATACACTGATCTTTAACGAGAAGTATCGGCGCCCGTCGATCAGCCTGAACGAGGTGATCAAGAAGGGCGCCGGAGGCGTGTACGTCGAGAAGGGCGACTTCACTCCGACGATCTTCCGCGCTCTCGTGATCGCCGTCGACTCGGAGGGCGCGCGCCTGGAGAACCGATCGGGCACGCTCATTGGCGGGACCCCCCTGACTCAGAAAGTCATCGACGCTAATGGATCGACCCTGGCGCAGTACGATATCTCTCCCACGGTGGGCCCGGACAACCCGAGAAACTCGGTGCGCGCTCGCGTCATCACGGACAACGTTGATCTGTTCATCGGTGATGATGACCTGCGGACGTACTGGCCGCTTTTGCCAAACGTCCAACTCCCCAGCCCCGGTGAGGTCATCTACGTGACTTACGAGGATGCTGATCGCCTGCATGGGCTATGGATTGCTAAGGCTCCCATGCCGATCGACCGGGAGCATCCAGACGCGGATAACCGCAACCAGATACTCATCGGCGACGTGCTTAAACAGACCCAGGGCAAAACCACGCTCTTCCCCGACACGCAGGCCAACGCTGGCACTCCGCTCGGCTCGGACAATAAGCAGATCGCGCCGAAATCGGATACCCATCGCCTGTCGCGCCTGTTCGGCTACTGACATGTCCACGACGAAGGTCATAGAGCCAGTTCCCAGGAGTTTCACCCTGCGCGTCGGTGATTGGGCGCAGGAGGGCTCTAACAACACCCTCATCGTTCTAGGGACTGACCGCGCCGCCAATGGCCCCGCCACAATCGATGACGGGTTGGGCACGGTCGAGGCGGATGGTGGTGGCCGCGGCGCGGGCTCGATAACCATCGTGGCCGGCCGGCAGGATCCAGACGGGAACCCTGATCAGACCTCGGATGACGCCTTCATCTACCTCTCCCAGCGGACGAACGCGGATGACAATCTGGGGACGGGAGGAATCGTCGCCAAGACAAAGAATCAGCCCGCGTTCATCGCGAAGTCGACCGATATCCGCCTTGGTTTCGGCGGGCCGGATGGGACTGGGTGCTTCAAACTCTACCTCGATGACGTCGATATGAACCGCTACATCTACATCGACGGCGGGCTCATGCAACTGTCCATCTCGGACGACACGACAGTGTCGCTGGTCCAGGATACCATCGAGGTGCGCGTGGCCTCGAACGTTATCCACGTCGATCGTGATGGCTCTGTGAGCATCGTCACGGACTCCCGGGTGAACGTCAAAACAAAGACGGTCGTGGTCAACTGCGATACGGCCGAGATCACGGGCGATGTCACGCTCGACAAGACGCTCCATGTGCAGGGCGCTGTCACGATGGGCGAGACCCTCTCGGTGGCCGGTGATGTATCGGCCGCGGGAGCCTCCTTCAATGGCTCCGTCACGGCCAACGGCGAGGTGTCCGGCAACGGTAAAAACCTCTCCACCCATACCCACCCGATCACTGGCGTCTCCGCTGGCACATCTGCGGTGGTATCGGGCCCGCCTTCCTGAGAGAATTCTAGACGCAGGGCCTACTTAGGGTGAGATGCCGAACCCGATTGGTCTCACCATGCCCATTGCCAGGACAACCAGTTCGCTCGGCGTGCTGGCGTTCTCGACCACCGAGATTCAGGCAACCTATTTCAACCTTAAGTCTTTGATCCTCACCAACTGGGGAGAGCGGCCCGAGCACTTCTTTCTGGGTTGCAACCTCATCGAGTACCTCTTCGGCCCCTCCAATGATGAGACCCGGGTGGCGATTCAGGAAAGGATCCAGACCCAGGTGGCCCAGTGGCTCCCGTACGTGAGCCTTGATACCCTTGACGTGACCTTGGGAGATCCCGAGGGGCAGGCTATCTACATCCGCATCGCCTTCAGCATCAAGGGGCGGATGGATCTCAGCAGCCTGCTCGAGGTGACAGTCACTCCTTCCGGAGCATAGTAAATGGCCAACGGCAACTCCACAGACACTCTGGTCAAGTACGTCAACAAGGACTTCCAGAGTTTCAAGAGGGACCTGATCAACTACGCTCAGGCTCATTTCAGCGGGTCCTACCAGGACTTCAACGAGGCCTCCCCGGGCATGATGATACTGGAACTCCAGGCCTACATCGGCGATGTGCTGGCGTTCTATATGGACCAGCAATTCCTGGAGATCCGCCAGAACACCGCTCGCCAACTGTCGAACATCGAGGAGTTGGCCAAACTTCGTGGCTACAAGCCGAAGGGCGTCCGCGCCGCCTCGGTCACTCTGGACTGGATCGTCGAGGTCCCGGGCACGACTGACACAAGCGGCAAGATTATCCCCGACCCCGATTACCTCCCGATCCTCCGCGCGGGCTCCGTGGCCGGCGGCCCGGCTGGCACCACTTTTGAGACTCTGGAGGATATGGACTTCGCCTCTGGCACGGCTGACAACCCGCCTGTCTCTGTGATCTCGCGTGTCGATGGATCGACCACCTACTTCGCTGTCAAACGGAAGGTCGACGCGGTCGCCGGCAAGACTGTCACGGACACTCCGCTCGTGACGGCGTTCCAGCCATTCTACCGCCTCGCCCTCTCCGCTCCGGATGTCCAGAGCGTCATCGACGTGTATGACCAGGAGGGCAACCGGTGGTTCGAGGTGCAGTGGCTGGCCCAAAACGCCGTGTTCGACCAGGTGGTCAACCAGGCGCCCGATAGCGGCACGGTCCCCTACGTCCTCAAGTACGTGACCACTGGGCGCCGGTTCATGGTGGACCAGGTGCTCTCCACGAATACGACCTACCTGCAATTCGGCCCGGGCGGCGGGGGCACCTCGAAATTCGATGACGAACTGATTCCGAACGTGGCCAACCTAGCGCTTCCGCTGGAGGGCCGGTCCACCTTCACGAACTTCACCCTGGACCCGCAGAATTTCCTGAAGACGTCCGCTCTCGGCCAGGCCCCGGTTTCGGGCACCCGATTCACTGTCCGCTACCGCACGGGCGGCGGCGTGACCACAAACGTCCCGGCCCGGTCCATCACCCGCGCCGCCCAGGCTATCCTGACATTCCGAAAGACCCTCAACGCGCTGGACCCGTCCAAGGTCTCAGCCGTCCAGGCCTCCATCGAGGTCACCAATATCCTGGCCTCCGAGGGCGGCGGCGACGCCGAGAGCAGCGCTGAGATTAAGTCCAACGCGGCCTCCTTCTTCGCTGCTCAGAACCGGTGCGTCACCCGCGAGGATTTCGTGGCTCACGTGCTGTCGATGCCAGCCCAATTCGGCCGCCCAGAGAAAGTGTACGTGAAGAACAACGAGTTCAACCCGCAGGGAGTTGACCTGCACATATTGTCGCTCGCTCCTGATTTAACCCTTCAGAAAGCGTCGACCACGCTCAAGCAGAACATCGCCACGTACCTGTCCAATCTTCGGATGCTGACCGAGGGCATTACCATCCTGGACACTTGGATTGTCAATCTAGGCGTGAATTTCGGCGTGGTAATCTCGCCGCTGTACAGCCGGACAGAGGTCTTGGCCAACTGCATCATCGCGCTTAAGTCGTACTTCGACACCAACAACATGTCGGTCGGTATGCCGCTGGTGCGGTCCGATGTGGAATCTGTGCTGCAGGCGATTAGCGGCGTCATCTCTGTCTACAAACTGGAATTCTCGCTGAAGTTCGGCGCGCCCTACTCGGAGGACATCAACTTCGACATCGAGGCGAACACAAAAAACGGGATTCTTTACTGCCCCGAAAATACCATCTTTGAAGTGAAGTACCCAGACAACGATATTGTGGGTGAATCGAAATGACAGCCATAGTCTACAGAGCATACGACACTGTGACTGGCAAGTCATATGTCGGCCAAACCTGGTTTTCGCTTGATGAAACGTGAGAGGGAGGTTTTGTAATCATGCCGTTCAATCCTTTTGTCCAGATTAACCCATCGGACATCTTCCCGACGTCCACAATCCAGGCCACGGCCTCGGTGGATGGCGCCAAAATCGCCGTCTTCGCGCCGCCCCCGGACCGCCAGAACCAGTACCTGTCGGCCTCGGACGCCAACAACCTTCGCGACGCTATCGTGGCGCTCTCGTCCGGCACAGTGATGCTAAGCGCGAGCGACGCTTCGGTGTCGGCTGCTTTCTCCTCGACCATCGGGGCTGTATCTTCCGCCTTCTCCGCGACCATCGCCGCGCTCCCGTCCTCCTCTGTGGATGGGCAGGCCCGGGCGACCGCCACCCTGGCGCTGGACACGGCGACCAGCGCCTCCGTGACCGCCTCCTGGGCGCTTAACTCTGCGACGCTGCTGGCGGCGGATATCGCTATCATCGAGGCCCAGTCAATCTATGCCTCAGGCGCGGCTTTCTCGGCATCCGTCACCGCCACCGATGCCTCGGCCTCGGCCTTCTCAGCGTCCGTCACCGCGACTTTTGCCTCGGCCTCCGCCCTCTCTGCCTCTGCGACCGCCACCCTCGCGCTCGTCACCGCCTCCAACGCGCAGGCTGTCGCCGCGGCGGCCCTCGCTGACTTCCAGGAACTGGTCGGCACCGGCTCGGCGCCATACACATTCATCCTTCTCCAGGACCTTATGGATAGCCTGACCTACAAGGTGCAACTCTCGGGAGGGGTAATCGTCATCAACCCCTACCCGTAAGGAACGCTCATGGCTGTCATCCGGCTCTACCCGACGAAGGACACAAGCATCGCGAACTATGACGATGTGAGCGGGTACGTGCCCAGCGTCATCACCTCGTCCAACGTGGGCGCGTCCGAGATATTGAACCTCTACCAGACCTCGTTCGGCTCGCAACTGTCCGCGGGGCTGGCTCAGGCTCATGTGCTCGTCCAGTTCGACCTGACCGCGCTCCCTCCGGTCATCGCCGCCTCGGGCGCCACATTTTTCTTGAGCATGTTCGACGCCCAGCACGCCGAGACCCTGCCCTCGGAGTTCGATGTCATCATCGCCGAGGTATCCGGCAACTGGTCCGAGGGCCAGGGCCTGGACATGGACCTCTACACGGACCTCGGCGCAGCCAGTTGGGTCTCGTCCACGGTCACCTCCTCCTGGGATGACCCGGGCGGCGACGCGCAGCCGGGCCACGACCTCTCCTTCGGGGCGCCCCTCCCGCTCCCGTTCTTCTCCGGTACGTCCGCCTCGTTCTACTTCCAGACCGGCCACGAGGACATGGTGGCCGACGTCTCCATCATCGCTCAGGACTGGCTCAGTTACGGGACGACCAACAGCGGCTTCATCATCTTCATCAATCCCGCGCTGACCGGAACGGACCTCTACATCAAGAAGTTCCACAGCCGCCAGACGCACTTCCTCGAGAAGCGGCCCTTCCTCGAGGTCCGGTACACCGACTGGACGGGCAGCCTCTCGACCAGCAGCCTTTTCTTGATTACTCAGCCTGGCCCGTGGAGCGGCTCGTACGGGGACCCGCGGCTCTCGGCTACCATGACCGGCGCCCTGGTCAGTGTCACGAACTCCCTGGTGGACCCGACGGGCGCTCTGGACCTGTTCGTCTACGACATGAAGACCTCCTGGGAGTCGTCCGAGACGCCCACCCTGCACGTGCAGGTGCAGCCCCACAATTGGAACCCCGCTGCGGTAGCCTCGGCCTCCCTGCAGGTCACCGGGGTGGCCCTGTTGGACGCTTACTACCGTGTGGTCGACGATGAGACTGGGGACGAACTGATGCCCTTCGGCACCGGGGCCCTTAAGCACACCAAACTCTCGTTCAACGACCAG